GATATGACAAAGGCTGCCTTGCTTAAGGGTGCATTTCGTATGTTAACTCTTAAGTTGGGACAGGCGGATATTCCAATGATTGTTAATAATCACTTGTATGATACGATGGACACCTATTCCGCTAAGAAAATGAGTGGGGGTTCATCAATTGCGTATTCTGCATCTTCAATTCTTTACATTTCTAAGACCAAAGAAAAAGAGGGTAACGAAATTGCTGGAGTTATTCTTAGATTCAAGACAATTAAATCTCGTCTAAGTAAAGAAAATCAGGACGTTGAAATTCGACTTTTTTATGATGAGAGGGGTCTTGATCGTTATTATGGCTTGATTGAACTGGGAGAGGAAGCTGGTATTATCCCAAGAGTTGGTAATCGTTATGAGATTGACGGTAAGAAACTGGGAAGAAAAACAATTCTAGAAGATCCTGAAAAGTATTTTTCTCAAGAATTATTGGAAAGGCTTGATACCTTCGCAAAAACTAAATTTATGTATGGCCAATCAACCAAAAGTGATGAAACAAATGATGACGAAGACGACGATACAGCTGAATGATCTGATTCAAATTTATGATGATGTTCTTGAGCCTGAATTATGTCAACTCTTAATTCAGGCTTTTGAAGATAACTCAGACTCACACGAAATTATTGATACTGATAAAAAGCCTTCATTTACTCAGCTAAATCTCACACAATTAACTGAGTCTTCTGAACGTCTTAGGGTAATTCAAAATCTTATTCTTTCTAAGGTATTTCAATACAGGACAGAGTATTATGAGTTTATTTCTGATAAGGTATTTCCAACAGAAAATAGTTTTGAATACTTTAGAATCAAAAAGTATAATAACAACGGGAATGATCTATTTGATACTCACGTTGATGTTATGGATCACGGTTCGGCTAAGAGGTTCCTTTCATTTTTATTCTATTTGAATGATGTTGAGCTAGGAGGTGAGACCCTTTTTGAGGGCTTGACAATTCAGCCGAAGTGTGGTAGACTAATTATGTTCCCACCTCTATGGATGTTTCCTCATAAAGGGTGTGTTCCTGTCAGTAATGAAAAGTATATTTTGACGACCTATTTGCACTATAAGTGAATGTGGATAAAACTGAAATTTTAATTCTAAAAAACCTAATTTTTAATGATGATTACACTAGAAAAGTCCTTCCCTTTTTAAAGCTAGATTATTTTCAAGATTATTCACAACGAGTTATTTTTGAAGAAATTGGTGAATTTATCAATGACTACAATAAACTTCCTTCATTAGATGCTCTTGAAATTGAACTAGAAAGAAGAACCGATCTTAATGAATCATCATTCTAGGAGATTAATACCTGGCTCTATTCTCTTGAATATGAACAAGTATCTCAAGAATGGTTGATTGATACTACAGAGAGATGGTGTAAAGATCGAGCAATTTATCTGGCTCTTATGGAGTCATTGCAGATTGCAAATGGCAGCAATGAGCAGAAAGGAAGGGACGCAATTCCATCTATTTTACAAGATGCTCTTGCAGTTTCTTTTGATAATCATATTGGACACGATTATTTTGAAAATAGTGATGCCCGTTTTGAGTATTATCACGATGTAGAAAATAAGATTCCTTTTGACATTGAAAGACTGAATACCATTACCAAAGGTGGTATTAAGAAAAAGACACTTAATATCATTATGGGTACGACTAATGCAGGTAAGTCAATTTGTCTTTGTTCCTTTGCATCTGGTTATCTTAGACAAGGTAAGAATGTATTATACATTACTCTTGAAATGTCAGAGGAAGAAATCGCCAAACGAATTGATGCTAATGTACTTGATCTTAACATTGATACCATTGCAACAGTTCATAAAAAAGTCTTTGATGATAAGATTCAACACTTGAGGAATAGAACCAATGGTCAATTGATTATTAAAGAGTATCCAACTGGAGGTGCCTCCGTTAATAATTTTAGGGCTTTGTTAAATGAACTTGATCTAAAGAAAAAGTTTGTTCCTGATATTATTATAGTAGATTATTTGTCTATCTGCGCATCATCTAGATACAAAAAAGGATTCTCTAATTCTTACGAATATGTTGGATCTGTTGCAGAAGAATTAAGAGGACTTGCAAAGGAATTTGATGTGCCTCTGTGGTCTGCAATTCAATCCAACCGGGATCAACAAGCAAACACTGATCCAACTTTAGCAGGAATCAGTGAATCTGCTAAAATTGGACACGTATCTGACTTCTTATGTGCTATTATCTCTAACGAGGAACTAGAACAATTAGGACAGTATATGTTCAAACAAATCAAAAATAGATACAATCAAAAGAGTAAACTCACACGATTTGTGGTTGGTATTGATTATACCAAAATGAGGCTCTATGATGTTGAAAATGATGAAAATCAAATTCAGAATTATTCCGATGAGGAAGAAACTGAAATGCCTGATCTAAAGGCAAAATTTAAAACATTTAATTTTAATTAAACACTATGACTAATTCACAATTTGACAACATTCGTGGTTGGGCCGAGGCTCGCAATCTAATTGAAGGTAGTAAGCCAGTCAATCAAATTTCTAAACTGGTAGAAGAACTAGGAGAACTTGCAACTGGAGTTAATAAGAATAAGATTGATCTTATTGCAGATGGTATTGGTGATGCTGTAGTTGTTCTTACAATTCTTGCAAAACAATGTGATCTGAACATTGAGGATTGTATTGAACTTGCTTGGCACGAGATTAAGGATCGTAAAGGTCGAATGGTTGATGGAATTTTTATTAAAGAGGAGGATCTATGAGTAAGAAAGCAAAATGTGGTTGTAAGCCAGAACCCGATCAAACAGTTTTAGAAGTTATTGAAGTTCTGGAGCGCGAAGTATCACATTACTCAAGTGAACACGTACCTGAACGTATTGTGAGAATCAAACAATTTATTCAAAAACTTAATAATTCTTGTTGCCCGTAAGGGCTTTTTTATTGGTTATAAATAACTAGAGTATTCGTTTTTACGATAAATGGACGATAGAATTTATCAAGATTTAGTAAACGCTTATTATAATCTTTATGAGGCAAAGGCGGACGAAGGGTTGTCTCCTGGTGAAAAAATGAAAACTAGACTTAAGCGTTCTGGTGATCCTGATGAAGTAACTCGTCAGTCAAAGCATTTATTTGGTCGTTATCAAAAAAACGGAAAGATAAACGAGGAAATTGTTATTGATTATCTTCTAGATGAAGGTTTTACCGATTCGGAGGAAGGTGCTGAAATTATTATGCAAAATATGAGTGAAAAATGGTATGAGTTTATTATTGAGGGTCTACCAAAAACTTCTACTACAAATTTACAGGGCCATAAAGAAGAAATTGCAAAATTAACTGGGCAAATTAATGCTTTAAGGCAAAAGCAAAAAAGCCCTAAAGGTTTGACTCCAGAGGAAATGGTTAAACTCGCAAAATTAGGTAAAGAAATAAATAAGTGGCGAGAATCATCATCTCAATTACATAGTACAACAGGTAAAGAACGCGATGTGACAAAATCTGCATCACGACAATCTAATCCTGATGATAGGATGACTCCAGAAGAAAGGAAGGCATTTAGAGACACAAGATCAAACGTACCTACCGGAACTCCAGAAGAGAGAGAAAAAAGAAAAAAAGCGATTGAGCAGCGTAAACCTGCTACAGCCGGTCAAACACCACAAAGCACCAGAATGAAATTAGCACCAGTTACAACAGAAACTAGTGCTCGAAGGGCTGCGGCAGCAGCTAGTGATGCTATAGTTGGCGGTAATGACCCATCATACTACGATAAGCAAGGTAATAAGGTTGCTTTAATCAGTCAAGGTGAATCTGAGCGTACTTATAATGTTTCAGGTGGAAGAACTACTGCTAGGTATCAGCAGGGCGCAACTGGTTCAGGAACACGGGGCGCAACTCCCGCTGGTAGTACGGTTGATCCTGAACGTCAAAAAGGCCCTAGAGGTACTGGTAGTCGTCCAAACAATAAATAACACCAATAAAGTAGTTAAAGAATGAAGTCTTTTAGAGAATTTATAACTGAGGCCAGAGGAGGTAAAGCGTCTGAACAAGCGCAGCATAGTGGTCTGGTCTCTGATGGTCACGGTGGTTGGTTAAATCGTCAAGGTCTACTTGTTGCTCAAACACAAAAAGATAGATTGGTTTTTATTAAACCAGAAACTCCAGATAAAACACCTCCAGAGAAATCACCCGCTGCATCAAGAACACCACAAACCGCAGCAGTAAGACCACCAAAACCAAAATCAGTTCCTATTCCTAAGAAGCAAAAAGAAGAAGAACCACCACCTAAGACAGAAGAAACTAAAAGTATTACTGTAGTTTTTGGCAAGTTTAATCCACCAACCGCAGGACACCTTAAGCTTCTTAAAAAAGCGAGACAAGTTTCAAGAGATACAGAATTAAGAATTTATCCCTCAAGAACTCAAAACGATCAGAATCCTTTAGAAGCAAAGAATAAGATTCGTTATATGCGAATCGCTTTTCCCGAATTTGCTGATGAGATTATGAATGACCAGTCTATGACGACTATTTTTGATGTTCTTCAGTTGCTTAATCAAGAGGGTTATCGTAGCGTAAGAATCGTTGTCGGAGCACAAAGAGAATCTGAGTTTGAAAGATTATCAAATCAATACAACGGTGAGCTTTACGAATATGATTTAATTGAAGTGGTTCCAGCAGCAATCAAAGATCCTGATAGTGATGCCTCTGATGCTCAATCATCTGGTGCATTAAGAAAAGCTGCAACAAAGAATGATTACTTTAAATTTAAGGCTGGATTACCACCAAAGATGCCAGAAAAAGAAAAACGCAATCTTTTTAATGCTGTTCAGAATTACTATCAACGAGGATCAGTCAAGGAGACCTGGCAATTAGCCCCAGAACTTGATTATAAGGCTCTTAGGGAATCATATTATAAAGGTGAAATCTTTAATGTAGGAGATTTAGTTGAAAGTCAAACTACTGGAGTTGTAGGAACAATTAAACGCCGTGGTCCTAACTATGTAATTTGTGTGAATGAAGAACTTAATTTTATGTTTAAGCCTTGGATTCAAGACATAACTGAATGGACTGATAATTGTGGGACAACTGAAAAAGAAAAAGAGGTAGGTCGTCCCGAGCGAGTGAAATACTTAATGAGACTTATGGGCCTTAAAAGGATTGATAATTATTCAGTAAATCCATCTAAAAAATCTAAATAATCAAATAAAGAACTGTAGTCTATTATGAGCAAGGAATACACTGTCAGCTTTTCACAAATGCGTGACATTTATCTTGAGTCAATTGCAACTCAAAGTTTATTAAGCGAGAAGAAAAAGAAAAAAGATGATGATAAATTAGATCCAGTAGGTAAAGAAGACGAAGACATTGATAATGATGGTGATGAAGATGAAACTGATGATTATCTTATTAATAGACGCGCAAAGCGGTCTAGTATAATTAAATCAAAAAAAGTAAACGAGAACTTTACCCCAGAATTTGAAGGTTATTATGACTGGCGATCAACTGTAAATGAAGAAATTCAGGCAGCAATTGATGAACTAGAAGGGGATAAAATTGAGGAAAAGCCAGTTAATAATTATGCCAAGGGTAAAAACGGTAAGACTGTGGTAACTATTAATCCCTCAATTAACATCAGCGAGGCGGTTTCTGATCTAGGTGGCAATGTTCTTCAGGAATCAGAACTTAGTCTAGAAGAAGTTATTGAAATTGCTACTGAATATTTTTATGATGAGGGTCTTAATGCTGAAGGTGTTGAGATGGTTATTGAGGAATTGGGAGCTGATTCTTTCTCTGAGTTTGTTATTGATCTTGCTGAGGATTATTTGCTTACTGAAGGTCGAACTCTTTTAGGAAAAAAGACAAATCCAGCTTCTGGGAAAGAGCGTGGTATTTCTTTAAAAGCTGCACCGGGAAAAACAACTAAAGATGCAGCCCAAAAGTATGGTACTATTAGGAGATTTCCTTCAAAATCAAAAGCCCCTCAAGCAATAGAAAGGGTGAAAAAAGCTCAACCAAGTTTACCTCCAGCTGAACCTACTAGACGCGAATTAGCCAAACAAAAATTAGCAAAAGCCGCTGCAGGAGAGAAAGGAACTGGTGTTAGGACTGCACCTTCAGCAACAAGAAATAAAGATGAAATTAGACAAGTAGTGCGTTCTGGATTAGGTGCAGTTGGTGATGCCTTAAATTTAGGTGGACAAGGTTTATCTGCTGCTTGGGGGGCTCATAAAAAAGCAATGGAAGCAAGAAAGAAAGGTGAAAAAATAGGTGGTCAGCTTGGTGCTGGTGTAAATGAATTAGGTAGAGCAGCCAAGGATTTTTTCCTTAAAAAGCAGGTAAAAGAAGCTATCGAGTATCTCATTAATGAAGGATACGACATTTCTGAAATTACTTTAGATCAACTTTATCGAGAAATTGATTACCTAGAAGAAAAAGCTGTATCTGAACAACAACAAAAACTATTTGGTGCTGCTCTATCTGTTAAGCGAGGGCAAACTTCAAGAGATGAAGTAAGTAAACAGGTTCTTGATATTGTGGATTCAATGTCCGAGACTGAAATTCGTAAGTTTGCAAAGACTAAACACGAAGGAATTCCTAAAGTTGTTAGTGAAGGACTAAACTATGAAGACATTCTACGGTTTATGCGCCAATGATTACGTTTAGAGAATTTTTTGAATCTGCACTTGAGCTTATCTTAGACGATAAGAGGGGTCTTACACCAGAGCAGCACGCAAAAATGATGGAGATTAAAAGATTT